AGACATTGAACCAGCAGCAGCCTCAAACACCTTCTCAGGCACACCAGACGCCTCATCCACAACCAGCAGAACATTCTGCGAGTGAACACCAGCCAACGCTTCCGGCGTTTCAGCGCGTGATGTACGTGCCGAAATAAACGCCTCAGCAGGCGCAGAAGTCAACTCAACACGGTCAGACTTAACCGTAAGCAAAACCTGCAATTGTGGCGGCAACTCATTAATCCAGCGCTTCAACTCGGCAAATAACGCGTCAAACAACTGGCCGGACGTGGGGGCCGTCACAACAACCTTATTGGGAAAACGCAGCAGCACATACCACAGCATAGCCCACGACGACGTAGTAGACTTACCCGTACCGTGGCCAGAACGCACAGACATCTTACGCTCACCACTGGCCAGCGCATCCAAGAACTCAGCCTGATAATCATACGGAGTAGCGCCCAGCACCTCCTTAACAAACAGCACCGGGTCATCCTTGTAGCGCAGCACAAACTCTTCTAGCGGGTTGGCTTCAGTCATCTGTTACATCCTCATAGTCAGCCTCAATTGACGTAGCCTCACGCTGCCGATCCTCAGCATCAATCGCGGCAATATCTGAATTGACCTTGCGCAGCGCATCCAAGTGCATGTCACTCACAGATATGGTCACGTTGGTCTGGGGGCGATTGCCGTATCGCTCCTGATTGTACGAGCCAGCCATGAATTTGCGCCACTGAACCTTCTCGCGTGTCGAAGCAATGTCAGCCGATGTGCTTTGGCCGTCGAGAGCGTCAACCATCTCCAAACCCTGCTCGACCAGTGCATCGGCAGCCTCACCACGGGCCTGATTGAGTACACCCGCATACTCAGGCACCTCATTGATCGACGTGCTGAAATACTGACGGGAACAGCCGTATTCGGTGGCAAGCTGCGTTATCGTTTTTCCAGATGCAATTTCCTCATGCAAAAATTCAGCGCCGCCGCGCTTTGCAATGTCGGCGAGGATGGTCCTGCGTAATTTTCTGCCAGCCATGTGAAAACTCCAATTTTTTTAAATTTTTACATGGTTTGCACGTCAAAAAGCAAGGGGGGTGGTGGGGGGTAAAGATTATAGCGGCTGTGTGTGTGGGGAGTTATACAAACACACCCCGCCGAAAAACGCTAGCCGGGGGGGTCATTTTCACTACTTCAGGTAGCATAAGTCGCATAACCCGTATTATGTTAACTTACGAAGTCAATGAAATCAATGACTTAGCTGATTCGGGCATGATATTGACAGGATTTGGCTGATTGTTTAAGCGAGTGCGCCCGTGCATCGTTGTCGGTGTGATTCGCGTACCCCTAACCTAACTACAACCACCGCCTAATGCAATGTCTCTGATAAACTTTCTGCTATCATCTCATCTAGGCCGACCAATGTCTCGGCTAACGACTGCATGATTGCAATCATGCTGACACCCTGCTCCATACGCTCACTGATGTATTCTGACAGCGCATCCAGCTCATCGTCAGCCGACTCTGATTCCTCGCACTGTAGCCGCATCACCAAGTCTAGCCTGAATGTATCGCGCATGTCATCGTCCTGTTAAAAAAATGGCCAGCCCGAAGGCCAGCCAAGTTAGCCATGAAGGCACAAGGAGCGCAGGAGTAAAACAGTGGGAGGAAAACCAACCTGCACCGCCAACATAAGCAAACCTCACATGAAGTCAATGTCATCTTCAATTGGCGTCGTCGCCGTGAATTTCATCACGCGAGCGTCCGGGAAGTTATTGGCAACCTCCGCCATCATATCAGCAAACTTGCCCGCCAGCACGGCGCACACATCGCTCACATGGTACACCAACCAGCCGGGATGCGCCGACCGCACCTCACGCAGCGAACCGCTAGCCAAGAAACAGTACACGCTGTCGCCATGCTTGCACAGATAACCATCGACCACTGGCGGCTGATGGCCGTCTGCTCTCGCTTTGGCGTCCATGACCTCAAGAGCCTTGATTAGGCTCTGAGCCAACGTCTGAGCCTCCACATGCTCACCCGCACGCATTGCCACGTCTAGTTCATCCTTCAGCTCCCGGTAGCGCACGGCGAAGGCTGGCGGCACACACTCAACCAACGTATCACCCCACACGCTTGCAGAGCGCTTATCTGCGGCCACGTAAGGTACAACCGCCGCATACACGAGCCTGCTGTAAGTCTCCGCCTCGGCTTCCCGCTTAAACGTGCCTCGCTCTGCCATCGCCTTCTTTGCGGCTGCTGACTTTGGGGCGGCTTTCTTCTTTGCGACCATTGACCTGTTCCTACTGCTGTTAATTATGTTGACCATTCCAACCCAGCCAACCCGACGATTTGCTGCGACTGTGATGCTGCCCGAAGGGCATGTGTCACTGGCGCTGCTGGTCGTCTAAAATAATAGAGTGTTCATATAGTGAACTCTATTTAGACCCGCTCTTGACAAAGTGCGCCACTGGCAGTAAATTTCTGTAAGAAATTCAGGCAAATCCAGTGGCGCACCATATAAATAAGGGGTTTGCGCATTTTCGAATCACCCCTGATTTCACCTCATTCCACCACATCAAAGTCACCTTCAACGTCATTTAACCGCGTGTTCAGTTCCTCAATAAACGCTGACAACGGTTCAATTGCCTTCTCATACTTGAACTGCCCCTTTGACTTGTGCGGCCAGAAATTCATCTCAACCGTCTCTCCACTTAACTGTATCATGCACTGTATGTGCCACGGTGCCGCTTCATAGTTAGGCCAATAAAACTTTAGCCGTGGGTTATCGAACGTCCACCATATGAAGTCCCTGACGCCAGCCACTTGCTCCGCGTCATCTGGGTTGTGAAAGCAATCTGCTGACACTTTTGTGAACTCTCTCATCTTATTTCTCCTACTCTGCCAGCCGCTTGTACGCCCATGCGTGTTTTGCGCTGGCTCTCTGATTTATACTCAATTTCTTCCAACAGTTCGCTCTCCATCCAAGTGCTGATGATTTTTGTCGCCATGCTGCGCGTCTTGGTGTGGTCTGCCTTATCAAACATCCAACCCGTAATAACCGTGCCAACCCAGCGCTTCTTATCCTGCGGCCTGATGCTGTACCGCTCGCCATCAATACCCTTGTCAATGGTTGTCAGGATTGCGTTGACCACTGGCGTCGTCAGGCCGTCCCAGAGGTCAGGCAGTGTAAACGCCGTAGCAACGCCAATATTTTCTCCGTTATCAAGCTGGACGCTGACCAGCCTGCGATAGATCGACGTCTCCACTGGCTTTGACAGGTTGTTCTTGCCTGCGTCCACACGAAACAAGCCGAGCGCTTGGTTTTCGGGTACACCCATTTCAATGGCGTCTTCCTTGGTAATCTTGTTGATAACTCTGGCGCACCGGGCGGCCCCAATCAACGCGCCAGCGCCGCGAACCGAATCAATAGTAGCATCTTCATTCGGGCTGCCCTTGCGTAAATGGTGAACGACATCTAACCCGCAGCCACATTCGCGCGTTAATTTTCGCATCATTGCAACCACTGCTTGCACATGTGGGTTGCTATTTTCGTTGATTGCGTGGGTTGACACGAATGGGTCCATCATAACCAAGCCAACCTTGCGTTCGATAATCTTTTCACGCATGTGCGCAATTAATTGCGTATTCTCAACCAAACCTTCGCGCGTTTCCATCGCTAAAGTAATTTGAATAGTGTCTTCCGCGTCCATATACAGCCGATGCTCACCCGTGCTGATGTCAGCGTGTGAAATGCCGTAATACCGCATTGCTGCTGCGATACGCAGACGCATTTCGCCGCCATCATCTTCCAAGTTGATTATCCAGACGGATGTGCGCTCTTTGATAGGCTCACCGAGCAGTTCGCGACCCGTAACGATTGCCAACGCCTCTACAATGGCCAGTGAGGTCTTGCCGACGCCGCCCGCTGACGCTGTGACCGTGACAAACCCGCGAATATACTGGTTGCCGTATATCCAACGCCGTTTGGGTAGGTCAGCCTCGACAAACTGGGCAACAGGTGTCGGCCACTGCCCCTTTGCAGGCTCTGCGGGCTTACTCTCAGGCTCGTTTGCCTCATTCTGCGGTTCTGGGTCTGGAATATACTCAAAGTCGTCCAGTTCAGCCTCCTGCGGCTCTGGTATCTGCTGGTTAACCTCTTCAAACGGCGATGGCCGCAACTCAGCCGCGTAAGTACGCACCGCCGCCGTCATGTCATTCTGGTGTTCGTGAAAGCAATACAGGTCAAAGGCGTCGCCCCACGCCATCGTGATGTCGCCTGTCTTTGACTGACCGATGCCAGCGGCTGCGTCGCTGCCTGACAGGCTGACCCAGTGCGTGCCGAAATCTTTGGTGGCGTGTGAGCCTGAAGTCTGCATTGGGCTTGCATATGACTTGCTTGCGCCAAGCTGGTTGTAGCCATACTGCGCGAATAAGTCGGCAATGGTGTGCCTGTCGTTAAATTCTTGCACTGGGTCAACGTCGTCTGCGCTGCGCTTTGCTTCGCGAGCCTCCTGACGCCTTGCACGCTCAAGGTCGGCACGCTTGGCTGCAATTTCCTCATTCTTCTTTCGGAAGGCTGCGTTGGCTTGCACCGTACTGCCCTCAATCCGCATGTAACCAGTGCCACGATGCTTTGCGCTCTCATAAAACAATGGTTCGCCATCGTCACCGCGCTTACCTGCTGGCACGTTCGGCAAATAGATTGGCTGGCCCGGTCGGGACAATGCTGGGTCACATGTGATGCCGTCAGATTTCATCAGGTCAAACAGTGCCAACTGTATGTCGGAGTATTGATCTCCATTAACAGGCTCCGCTAACGGTATGAGAACGCGCCATTTCTTGTTGGCCTCGCTCGCACCTGATGACGAATAAATAAGTGACGCTGCGTCTTTTGTAAATTTATTTACAGACGCTTGCAGTGTGTCTAATGACGGGCTGCCTTCGTCAACGTCGATTGCCAGCATGTGATATTCGCCATTCGCTCTCTGTGCGTCGTGGCTGCGTCCGTCATGCTCGCGGTATGTGCTTGGAATAATAAAGCTGGCTTCTGCTTTTTCGCGTGCCTGCGGTTGGTCAACCATGTCGGCAATGGCCTTCAGGTTTAGCCCGGCATAGGTTCCGCCACTCTGGATGCGCGTGTCAAATGCACCGTTTGCGGTGAGCATCATTTGCTTGTTTACTTGGCTTGTTTTTGTTATTGTCACGTTGAGCATCCTTCTGAGGGCATTGGTGGGTTTCTCTCCTATAAGCGCGGCAGGTTCCCACACCCGCCGCGCTTACTTATTTTACGCTTAGAACGGAATTTCGTCGCCGCCCAGATCGTTCGCTGGCGCTGCCGCTGCAATGTCGGCAAACGGGTCAGCGGCCTTTGCTGGTCCGAAGTCGTCCAAAGACTTGTCGTCGCCGCCTGACATGGTTGTGCCAACCTCATCAAAGTCATCCAGCGATGCCCCGCCGTAGACCGCGTGTGTGACCTGTACGGTGTCGATTAGCAAGCTAATGCCTCCATTGCCGTCTGGATCGGTTACTGGGTACGCTGTCACTCGGATTGAGCCTTTGGAGCCGCCCCAGATTGCAGTGTCAGCCAATGGTTTCTTATCGCCGCCGATGACGTTAGGCTTTTTGCTTTCCTCGCCCTGAGCGTTGCAACCATTGCGCTTTGCCCGAAACTCAACATTGCCGTTCTCCAGCTTTTTCATGCCGAATACTTTTGTGAACGGTGACTTGGTTGCGCACGAATTGTAGTGGTCTTTTAGTTCGTTGTGCAGTGTGCGAGCGTCGTCAGCGCCCATCTCCCAGCCAACGCTGTATGCAGCACCCTGCGCACGGGGTG